CTGCTGTTGTAGCATCAGTTGATTCAATAATAATACCTCTTAATCTTGTTCTTCCAGCAAAAATAACTCCAGTACTTCCAACAGTTTGTCTTATTGCTTTTACATCTGATTTCATATTTTAATCTCCGTTAAATTTATGTGGGCCCGAAGGCCCACAACAAATTATTTATTAGTTACTCTCTGCGCCAGAGTCAGCTACTGTGTAAGTAAATACACCTGTAACAGTTCCAGTACCTGCAGTTGCTCCTGCTGAAGCAGTAACTTCAGTGATTGCAGTAATACCTGCTGGTACTACTAAAGCACCATCTGCTCCCTTAAGAGTTCCTTTAGTTACTGATGCGATTTCATTAAAGAAACCATCTGGGTCAGCTGATGATCCAATATCACAAGTAGAACCTGCACCTGTTGATGCTGCTACTACTGAAAATGCAATTGGAACTGCTCCGATAGGTAATTTAAAAGTATTACCTGCTGTTGCTGATGTACCAATTCTAACTGCTACGTTTGAACCTGCAGCGTTAAAAGAGATTACTTCAGACATTGTTACAACACTTGGTGTTGAGTTACCTTTTCCAGCACCGCCATTTGATCTAACGACACCTTGAAATGTAGTTGTTGCCATAGTTTTATCCTCCTAATTACATTGATATAGTTTTTAGGCTATCGACTATACTCGTCTATATCAATTTATTTTGTATAGTAGTTATTTTATATAATGAAATTAAAAAAAGTGCAAGAAATCCCTATGGAAAACTCTACTTACAGCGATTTGTCAAGTTTTTATTAACCAGCGAAAAGATGTACTTCGTAATCTTTTTCGTTGACTTGAACTTTCGCTTCCTGTTCTCTAATGATAGATCTAATTACTCTTTTGATCTCATCACCTAGAACAGACATTTCTGGCGTTATTTGTCCTTTGTTTTCAAGAAACAGCTCGTTCCATCTAGATTCGAGTTTCAGTTTCTTCGCGAACAATACCATGTTGTCCTGAGCCATTTGTAACCTCCTCATAGGTTATATAAAAATCACTTCCAGCACCGTGATACTGTAAGTCATTTTGTTCCCATTTTATATCAGATTTTCCTAAGAAGTCAATGATGGGTTTATTTAGCTCATCCGCATTATTTATCTCTTTATAGCTTTCAATTTCAAACTCAGTTTGAAGTTTTTTTGTAAATATTTTAATTAAGTATTTATACATGGTTTTCTCTTTCTATATTCATAATGAGGCGGGATTGTGTCCCGCCTCAAAATTTCTAATTATTATGCACCTGGTGATGCAAAAATACCTCTATAGTCAGATACACCAAATGAGTATCTTTCTCTAGCTTTGTATCTTACATTACCTGTATCAAAGTCACCTTCCATTGCAGTCTTGATAGACGCTCTGTCAAAGTACTTCATACCATTCGGCACGTCAGTGATAATGTAGAACGCATCTGGATCAGTTAAGAAATTGTTCACTCTGTAACCTTGAGGAACCATTCCCATAGAAACGATTGCGTTGATGTCATTATCAGCTGTTCCCACTCTACCTTGAGATTTCATCAATCTCTCAGCTGTGAACTGAAGTTCAGGTGGAACAATCATCTTAACACCTCTTGCAGCAATTTTTAGACCTCTTTCGTCTGTCATTGCAGCAATATCGATTAAAGATTGCTCTAGTGAAGTTTCGTTCAAGTCAGCTGCTGTAGTTAAAGTGTTCGCTACAGTTCCAGCAATAGTTGGGTGTGATACACTAAATAATGCAACACCGTCACCTGATGTGAAAGTACCGAATCCATTAATTAATGGATTTACAGCTTTTACTTGTTTTGTGTTCGCCATAGATCTAGCTAATGCTTTAGTATATCTACTAGCAAGTCTGTCATACAAGTTGTCCTCGATTGCTTCTTCAGTTATTGAGAAGGCAAGAGCCACAGTTTCGTGTGTATATCTTGCAGTGTAAGTCTCTTGAGCATTGTCAAAAGTTACACCTGATCCTTCTGGTTTAACCTGAGCATTCGCGAAACCTGATAACATAACTTCTTCTTCAAACGCTCTGTCTGAAGATTCGCTAGTGTAGATTTCAGCATGCTGATTCTCATAACGTTTATATTCCAAGCCGAATAGGGCATTCAAACCTGGCTCTAGTTCTTTAACTAGTTGTCCTCGTGATATCGCCATAATTTATCCTCCTATTACGTACCAGTTGCTACTGTTAATTCATGTTCAGCTATAACTACAACCCAGTTAACGTTAGCAGATGCTACATCGTCATTGTCTGGATCTTTAGAGATTCCCATGATTTTTAATTGTTGAGCAGTAGTGTTTAAAGTAGCATTATTTAACTCTACTTTTGAGATATAGTCAGGTGAAGATCCTGCTGCGTAAACAAGATCTGCAGTTTTACCTACATCAGTTACTGCTGAAGCACCAGCATTGTTTGATTGAATCTCGAACCTTTCGTAAGGGTCGTCAGATACAAAACCAACAATGTCAGTTGCTGTATTACTAGCTGCTAAGTGGTTAGCCCACGTTGGCTTGCTAGTTGAAGCGTCAGTATAAAAAACACCGTTAAGTGATCCTCTCAGATTGCCGCCTGCGCCTGCTACTAATAAGTAGCCGCCTGAAGTTTTCACTGGATCCCATTGATAGATCGCAGATGAACTTGCAGCAATGCTGTACTCGGATAAACCTTGGTTGTCTCTATTCTGACCAACTTTTCCTATTGCTTTCAAACCGAAAGCGGCGTCTTTATTTGCCATAGTTGTGTCCTCCTTATAGACATTTTAGTTTAGTTTATCCTCTGATGGTTTAAGAATTCTTTTAGGATTTCTTTGAGCCACCGAAGGTTACACGAGTCTGTCGATCAATATTGATCGGCATACTTGGATGCTGTTCCTTCATAAGATCGTTGTCTACTGCCTCAACGTTATCTTGACCTTGTTTAACATAATAGTCATGACGTTGTTTTGCGATCTCTTCCGGTACCCTTGCCAGCACAAGTCCACCAACTCCGATCACTCCCTTGTATTTGCCGTCTTCAACAATTGGATAATCCGTATCTGGATATTCATCAGCTCTCACTAATTCGTATCCTGATCTAAGTCTTCCAGCTAAATTTTTAGTATCCTGGAATCCCATAGACTCTACTCTTATCCACCTGTGCTGAAAACCTGTTGGCGCAGGGGGTGCATCTAAAGATGATGGTGGAGTCCAAACTTTTTTTCGAGTTTCTTTTTCTCGAGTCTGACTCGCACGCGAGGTTCTTGTTTCATTTTCGTTACTCATATGCTTATACCTCCTTCGTGATTTTTAGTTGTTTCGCATATTCTTCTAGTGGCACACCTAATTTTTTAGCGATAGCTACCTGTGATGGTGTGAGCCTCACAGTCTTGCGACCAGTATTTGTACTTCGCTTCGCTGAAGCTACTGTTTGTACGGGTTTGGTCGTTTCCCCACTGCTCTTAGTTGTAGCAAATTTATGGGGGAATTCAAGTCTTATTCTCTTATCTATTTCAGAATAATATTCGTCACTAGATGGGTCATAACCTTCCTGTTCAGTCAATTTCTTGTGTAAATCAAACGCAGTATAGGTCATAGCTGTATCTTGACCAAACCATGTGTTTCTACTAGCCCATGATTCAGCTTTAGGATCAGGTGTTCCTTGTGCCGCTGTTTGTCTATTTAAATTGATTTCAGGAGTTTTAACCTCTTTAGCTTGTTTAGATTTAAACTCTTCTTGAGCAATTTTAGTTTCCTCAAGTTTAGCTTTTTTATAACCTAACTCAGAGATTGCAGTTAAAGCTTCTGCTTCTGCTCCAAGATCATTTGCTTCTCTTGCTGCAGCTAGTTTAGCTTGTGCTGCTTGTAGACCAGATACAATAGAATCTTCTGTAGACTTCATGAATCCGGGTTCTAGCTTCGAGATTTTTTGTTCAGCCATTTCTCTTAATTTAATTTGCGCTCTTGCAAATTCTGCAGCTTCATCTTTTTGTCTCTCAGCTTCTCTCCACTTATGAGTTAGTTTAGCTATTCTTCTTTGTACAGATTCACTGTACTGTTCAATTTCTTTATCTTGTTCTTTCTCTAATTCTTTCGGCTCTTCTTTCGCTTCAACTTGTTCAGTTGACGTTTCTTCAGCAGCTGTTTCTACTTCTGTGTTTTCTTCTGGTTGATCGTTTTCTAATTCAACGTCTGCACCAGGACCAGATGTATCAATGTCTACCATTTTACTTTGTTCTACGTCAGGCATAGTTTTCTCCTATGTTAATATTGATGAAGTATATCTTCGGGATTATCAATGGTTGCTAACACTTCATCGTCATTTAGCATTCTTACTTCCCCGCCATCGATCTGGATTCTTGATCCAGCATATCTTGCAAAAATTACCCAGTCGCCTTTTTTACACCAAGGACCTTCAGGAAATTTTTCTTTGTCATAACATTGTGGACCCATCGCAAGAACTAAACCACAAGTAGATCCTACTTGTTGTCTTTCTAAAGTTTCTTGTCCAAGATATAATCCACCTTTAGTTTTTTCCTTCATCTTAAAAGGAAGTACAACTAATCTCCATCCAGTAGGTCTAGGTAATTTGTCGGATTCTTTTGTTTTTAAACGTTCATATCCATCAACTTCTTCTTTGTGGATATCTTCGTATTTATCTAATAGTGCCGTTTTAATTTCGGGTTTGTCCGAAGTCGACGACGTTGCTTTCTCTTTCAGTATCATTTTTTTGCTCCTTTGGTTCTAGCAGGTTAGAGATTTCCTGAGATATTTTTAAATAGGCATGTGCCTGTCCCATCATATACTTATATTTTTCCATATTGTCAATGCCTCCAGCGATCATGGCATCCCCAATATTTTGATAGTTTTCTTTTAAGTATTTTTGGATTTTATTTATTATAGTTAATTCTTCACTTAACATCAGCTATTTTACCTTTATTTTCACCTTTCTTGATTACGTATTTTTGAGTGCCATTCGCACCGGTCTCAACTTCTTTACGAAGGTTTGTAAATAAGTTTTTTTGTTTATCTTTTAGTTCTTTTTCTTTTAGAAAAGATTCTATTGTTTTTGAGTCTCTCATAGCCTTTATCTATAGCACAAAAGAAATTATCTATCAAGTCACAGAGCTTAAACATTATCTTGTCAAACATTAGCAATTCCACTTTCTAAGTGACTTATTAATTCTTGAATTAGGGTCTCTTGCAGTCTTAGCTGAAGTCAATCTTTTCTTCATTCCAGACATTCTCGCGCAAAAGCTCTTTCTACGTTTTGCAGCTTTAGAACCTGCTTTTAATTTTGATGGTTTAGTAGTAACCGCTGTTTTTAATTTTGATCCCGGATTCGCTGCTCTATAAGATGCAACGCCTTTTCGGTTCAGGCCTCCGGATTCAGATTTACCTTCTTTACGTTGCCATGCTGGAGATTTACTTCCTCTAGCTAATTCAACTCTTTGACCATGTGGATAAGGAACTTTATGTTCTAATTGATCATAAATTTTAGGTGATCCTTTTTGAAAATATCTTCTCATTTTTATGATTGTGATTTTTTAATAGCAGCTTCTGTAGGTGCACCTTTAGCACCTTTTTTTCTCATCTTCTCACCACGTTTTCTTTTCATAGCAATATTATACCATAAACCTTTTTTAGCTTTTTTACCTTCTTTAGTTGTATGATATTTAGAAGTTGATCCACCTTTTGAATTTAAAGTTCTTATTACTTTAGCAGGAAAGTCTTTATCCTTTGCATAATCACTTATAGTTTTAACGCCTTCTTTAGGATCAACTATAAATGTTTTTTTAGTTTCGCTAGGACCTTTTTTTACATATTCAAAATTTTTATAAAATTTAGACATTATGAATTTGCTCCTCTTGCTTTTTTGTTCATTCCTTTTTTACATATTCCACCGCCACGTAAATTTACTCTATAGGCTTTATCAGAAGTCATAGATTTTTTTTGCTTATCTTTTTTATACTTATCACTATCAAAAGCAGTTGCTTTAGATTGTATAGTAACAGTATTTTCAGAACCTACTTGACCGTACTTGTCTCCGCCCTTTTTAATACCCATTATGCTATTCCTATTGCCTTCATTCTTTTTGAAGGTTGTTTTTTAGCCATTGTTTTTTTCTTTTTGTTTTTTAACATAGCAAAATCTTTACCAGTGATTTTACCATCTCCATCAACATCAAGTTTTTTCTGACCACCTTTTAAAGTTGGTCCACCTAAATTATAATAGTTTCTCATTATTTTTTACTCCCATTAGTTTTAATTAAATCTGTTGCTTTGATTCCATAAATCGCTGCAACGACACTTACCCAAAGTGAAACTATCCACCAGGGCATTTCCTGAAGCTTTTGAAAATATAAATCTAGTTTAGCTTGTATCTCTTCGTCTTCAGCAAATACGGAATAAAATAAAATAGCCAGAGGGGATGTCAATACTAAAAGTACGAATTCGTCCTTCCAGTCGTTTTTTTGATTTTGAGCAATCTGTCCACTGTACTCAATCTCTCCTCGTTTCATCTTTTCAGCATGCACGATTCGTGCCTCTGACATTATAATTTCAGATTTTTTCTTATTCTTATAAATTTCAGCACCTGTTTTAAACGCCGTGCCTATAAGACTCCACGGAAACATGATGTTAGATCCACTTAGCTTTTTTAGATTTCTCTTTTAGCATTCTTTTAGTTCCTCTTACTTCAACTTCTTCAGGAACTGCGATTGCATTGTAAGCTCTGTTAGCAGATGTTCTTGATCTTGGGTCAATTTCAGTTTTCATTTCTGATTCTGAACTGATCTCTACTATTTTATCTAGTTTTTCCATTTTAACTCCTTGTTTTTGATTTTCCAGCCTCAGATAAAGCAATTGCGATCGCTTGTTTACGCGATTTTACTTTTTTCTTTGACTGACCAATAGGTAATTCACCTCTTTTGAATTCCCTCATGACCTTTTTAACCTTTTTTTCTGATTTTGTCATTTTTTTTCTCATGTTAGTCGTTGCCTCCACGCATTATCTTAACATTTGGCATCATACCGCCTTGATTTTTCATCATAGAGTCAACATTTGGAATAGTTTTACTTAGAATTGTCTTTTCGATAGATGTATCAGCTCTTAATTTTGCTAATTCTTCGTTCTGTTCAAGTTTTTCATCTTGATTTTGTTGATTCATCATCGCTTTCATTCGATCAAGGTCCATTCTGTCCTTAGACTCTTGTTCTTTTCTAGCATTTTCTTGTGCTCGAAGGTCTAATTCTCTTGCTCTTAACTTAGCAATTGGATCATTATCAAATTGTGAAGTAATTTGTTTCTCTTCCTTCATAAATTCTTCCATCATGTCTGCAATCAACTGAGCTTTTCTTGCTTCAACTTTTTGTTGCAACTGCATTAACTGCATTTGTATCTGTTGAGCCATCTGTGGATTCTGTTGCATCATCATTTGCATCTGTTGCATTTGTTGTAACTCTTGAGCAAACTCTAATTCAATTTGTTCTTGAGCCATCAAACTAATATGTTCAAAAATATTTTTCTCTAATGATGCCATGATCATTGGATTGTTTCTTGCCATATTCGTTGCCATAAAATTTAAATGCGCTGTAATATGTGATCGATGATCTTGTCCAGGGAAAGCTTGAAATTGTCTGCCACCTAAAGCATCAATATGTTCTAACGCTGGATCTTTTGGCATTGGTTGTTGTGGTTTGATTAACACTTGGTCAATATCTTTTACACCCAATGCTTCATACATATGTCTATATGCTTGATACATGTTATGCATTTGCGGATTTGAGGTTGCCAGTTGGAGTTCTGTCTGCGCAAGTGAGATACGCTGTGTCTGTGAAAAAATGTTAGGGTCAGCAACTGGCAATATATCTACACGATCATCAAAGTCTGCTTGTTTAATCATTCTTTGACCCCCAACTACATCATAAGGATATTCCTGTGGTAGATATAACTTGAATACTCTAGCTAAAATTTTAAATTCATTTTTAAGAGCTGAGTAAATTCTTTTGTGAATCGCAGACATAGTTCTGCTGCCTCTTTCTAAAAGAGCAACTGTTGTTCCTACTGCTGCTTGTTGATTACCATCACCAACTTGCATATCTGCAATTGATGCAAATCGTTGACCTGCTTGAACAACAATACCCATTAATGAAAGTAATGTTTGACTTGGTTCTTTAAACGGAAGCATCATAAATGAATCTCTTAAATTACCACCAGGAGCATCTACATCTCTGAACTCTCCAGGTTGAATAGACTGTGCATCATCTCTAATTCTAATACCACGCATTTTAAATCCAGCAGGTAAATTAGATAGGGTTCCAGCATCTAGTAATTGTCTTAATGCAGAAGTTGCAGTTCTACTTAATCCACCAATCATGTGAATCAAACCAAAACCATAAAAACCTAAACCAGGTAAGAATTTGAAATGTACAAAGTATTGTATTTTATTTTTCTTTGGATCTCCTATTTCATAGTTTCTTTTAATAGAAAGAATCTCACGTGATCCTTCTTCTAAAGTTACAATGTAAGGAAGTTTAATCCCGGACGGCTCACCAGTTTCAGGATCTGCATCTTCAAATCCTTCAATATCTAAATTGACGTGACATTCTAAAAGAGTGTACATGTCTTCGTTTCGACTTTTAGACATACCTTCTAATTCTCTTTCTTTTTTCTCAACGTCTGTTTCTTTGTCTTCAGGTTTTGCTAAATCAACATCTCTATAGAAACCTGCGACTTGTTGTTTTCTTAATTCGTTTTCAGAAATTTTTACACGATGAATAATTGCTTCCGCATCATCTAATGAGGTAGCTGTGTACGGAACAATTAAATCATCTGCAGGAACGAACTTAGATACCGCTCGTCCTTCCACTTCATCGTAGTATACTTTTTTAAAAGTAGAACCTGATAAAGGTAAATGGAATAACATAGAATCAAATTCTGGTTCATACTCTTTCATCTGATCCATAATTTGATAATTCATAAAATCTTTTACACGACTTGCTTGTTGTGTTTTTTCTGCAGTTGGAATTCCAAGAACTTGTGTTCGAACAGGTCCATCTGCTGGTAATAATTCTTTATAGGCTAATGCTTGAAACTGAGTAACTGCTTCTGCTAAAACTGGATGCGTTGCACCGGATGCACCTTGAAACGGTTCTGTTCTTTGATCGTATTTGAAACCTAATAAATCTAAACCTTGAGTATAAGTTTTCTCCCAATCTTTTCTTGAAGATACATAGTCTTGATATTTAGAATTTAAGTCAGAAGCCATTCGACCTAAAACATCATCTGGTAAAAATTCTGCTAAGTTAGCATAATGCTCATCACCACCTTCAGGAGATGCTGCACCTGGATCTAAATTAATATCAACGGAACCATCTTCATTCTCTTGAATCTCTACGGGTCCAGGGGATTCTTGTTCTTCAGTTACTTCTTCTACAAGTGTTTCTTTGATCTCCTCTTCTCCAGGAATTTCAAATTCTTTTCTAGGCTCGTTTGGAAGCGCTTTGTCTATGTTGTCTGCCATTTATTTTTTCTCCAGATTGTTTGAGGACTTTAACAGTATTATATTTAATATTCAAGCCCTGAGGCGTGGGTCCTGATTTAGGAGGCACAGTAGTGGTTAATCGTTTGATCATTACTTCTTGCCCTTTTTAATACTATCTTCTATTTGCTCTACTATTAATTGTTCTAATTCTTCTTTTGAATAAGTTCCTTCATCTATAGTTTCTGGTTCAATGCCTTCTCGAACATCTTTCATTTCACCATATTGATCTGAATAACTTGTATTTTCCTCATACACCTCTTCATATTCATCAGGAATTTTTTCACCCTTTTTATTAAATTTAGGCATTTTTGGATTATACGACATATATTCTTCAGACACTAGTCCATCTCCATAGTCTGTTGCCATCCATTTTTGTTTTTGAATTTCTACTTGTCCATCTGGACTTTCAAACATTCTATAGTCTCCATAGTCATATACATTTGAAAATCGATCTTGTTCAGAACGTAATAATTTTTTTGGATCTACTATTTTTCCAAGCGCTCTGATTTTATTTACTAAACCTATAAAATGTGCAGGAGCATTTTTAAAAGTCTCGACTACAGCAGGTGCAGCTTTTTCTGCAACTTGTGCCACATCAAAAAATCTTCCAACAATAGGTAGTGATGCAAGGCCACCCATAATCTTCATAAATTTTCTTTTACCAGGATCCTCAGGTCCGTCTGCAAAACCTACACGGCCACCTACTGCAAAATTTTCAGGAATATATTTTTTTGCAAAAGTCATAAAATTCATCTTGCCACCCTGCTTTAAATAATCTTGGTAAAAAGAAATTAATTCATCTATTTTATCGTCAACAGTTACAACTGGAACTTCTGTACCATCTCCGAAACTCATACGGCCACCATACATTGCACCTTCTCTCCCCATCTCTTCTATTCTAGAAATTTCTTGTGCAGTCATTTCATCATCAACTCTTGATCTTCTAAATTTTTCATAAGCTTCTGGATCTTCTTCTTTTAGTTTTTGTAAATCTTGATACTGTTTATAAAAATCATAAGCTTGTCCTACTCCAGCAATTCCTAATCCTACTGGAGTAAATAACCTTGCTCCTTTAAAATAAGGATTTAAGGCAAATCTACCTAATTTAGATAAAAATCCTTTAGCACCTGTAGCTGCAGATCCTGTAACTTTTTGTGCAATATCTGGAAGCAATAAACTTAGTCCAGCCATTCTAACATCTGGATCTTCTTGAACTTTATAATTTCTTGGATCAATGATTCCATATTCAGTTTTAGGATCATAATCTAAAATTTCAGAAGCACCGTATAATGAAGAAGCAAGAGGAGAACCCATTGTTCTTAAACCTACACTTCCTAAATTTTTTAATATCTTTAAAAGTTGTGGTCCGTATTTAGCTGTAGCAACCCCTGCTAATGCAGCTTCAGGTGGAAGTCTTAAATTTGTTTCTTCTTCTTTTTTATTTAATACAGATGGAGGAGCTGAAGGATATGTGTCAGAAGGTAATTGAGGTACTTGTTCATCTGCTAATGAAAAAGTAGTTCCAGCTAATGATGTTATAAGTGCTGCAGTCCCTATTTTACCAGCTTTACCTGTTTTATTTATTATTTCACCAGTTTTACCTACTACCTTACCTGCTTGATTAATTAATTTATTAAAATTATTTTTAACAGTATTTCTAAAAGCTTCATTAGTCTGTAATTTATTTCTAATATCTAATAATGATTCTGTATCTTCTGGTACTTCAAATGAATATCCATATTTTTCATAATGTGCGTCAAACAAATCTTTAAACTGATTATATACTTTTTTATTTTTTACAGTTTTACTAGGTGGTTCAAAAGATAATTTAAAAGCTTTTACTTTTTTTGCAGGATTACCTATGTTAGATTCTTTTACAAACGAAGATATTTTATCATTATAATCTTTTTGTAATTTTAATTTTTTTTCATTAAACAAAGGATCTTTTGGATCTAATTCTTTTAATGCTCTTTCCAGAAAACCTTTTGTTCTATCTATTGTTCCACCTTTTTTAATTACATTAAAATCGGAACTTGTTACTTGTCCAAAAATAGGGTAAGGACTAAAACCACCTCGCATACTACTTGTTAAACCAGATATTTCATCTACAGATAATATTCCTTTTGATTTTAAATCTGGTATTATCTTATATATTTCTTTTAAAATATCTGATCTGATTTTAGATAATTTGTCATCAATTCCCATTCCTTTTGTAAAGCGATTTTCTAATATAATTCTTGCTCGCTTACCTTTCGAACCACCGAAAGGACTATCTGGATTTACTAAACTTGTATTTTCTAAATAAGTTTTTGCAACATTAGCATATTTAGTATTTGCTAATTGTTCTGCAAGATCTAATAGTCTTGTTTCAGAAAGAACTGGATCTAATTTAGTATTTCTAGTTATGTCTGTTATTGTTGGAAATTTACCCGCTTCTAATTTTTCAATAACTTTTTTATCTTTTAAAATTTTAAAAACATCTGTATCAACATTTGATATTTTAGTTCCTTTTGGAAGAGCTCCATATTTTGCTTCATAGATATCAATAACCCTAGCTTGTTCATTTAAAGCAGTTCTAAGATATTTAGCTGTAGGTTCTTTACCATATTGTTTTACAAAATCTTTTCTAAAATCATCTATTCTTTTTAATCTTGCTGGATCGTCGCTTGGTAGTTTATTTTTTCCAATAGGAGCCTTAAAATATTTTTCTTTGTTTTTTAAAAAATTTTCAGCTTCTTCTTTTGTATTAAAATAAACCTGTTCTTTACCAAACTTTACAGCTCCAGGGATTTCATCTGCTTCACTTACATTTGTAGCTCTAACACCAAATAGTCCTTCCCTATCTGTGCCTACTTTTCCCATTCTAATTTTTGCAAATCCTTCTCGTGTACCCAGATCTTCACCTTCTATAGCACCACCACCTATTGCAAGATTTGCTCGACCTCCATCAGCTGCAGTTTCTCTAGGGTTTCTATCTTCAAAATCTTTAAATGGATTTTGTACTGGTGGTAGTTCGTCTAGTGTTTTAATTACACCAGGTCCTAATTTTTCGTTAAGTTCTTTTTTTAAAGCATCTGTTTCTGCACTAGCAAATTGTTCTTTTGGTTGCTCAGGTCTAGTAAGATAGGCCATCATTTGTTTGTAATCACCTATCTTCATTACATCCCCATCAAATAATTTAGTCCGCCTTTAGCATTATCTTTTCTACCTTTAAACATTGTTTGTTTAATTATGTCTACAGCTTCTTCTGGAGATTTACCTCGTCTATGTAATTCCATTAATTGATCTAATGTTGAAAGCACTTGTGCTT